ACGGCAGCCTCTAAACCTATATAACCATAGTTTAGATACGTTGCCTCTAGGGGTTGAACACCCATTTCATTGTAATGTTCACCTCCAACTTGGGTATCAAGAGCACTCATTCTTTATCTCCACTGCTCGTCTTTTGAAGTGTTCCCAAAACTGAGTGGGTACTTGATGCTTAATATACTGACCGGCTTTTACAAGCCCATCCGACTCAATGATCATACGTAGGGCTGTTGACCAGTCCAACATACGACCACGGAGAGGGAAGGGCTTAACTAGGCCCGTGGGTTTAGCCACGTTTCAATACTCATAGGTATCTCCTCGTCAATAACATTGTTGCATATGGCAGCATTGATTATCTCTAGTGCATTCATAAAAGACTCAAAAATAACCTCGTCATCGTCAGGTTGATCCATCCAAGCTATAGCTTCTTGTAAGGTGGTAGCTATGTAGTCTGCTTCTAGCCTTGATACTTTAACCATCAACATCTGCCTCTACCCATTCAAGTGGAATGCTACCAATAGCATACTTAATATCATGTAGTTCACACCATCGTGAGTACTTCAGCCCTTTCTTCTTAGTACAATAATTATCTGCCATAAAAACCATCCTTATCTCTTTTTCTGATTGTTGTGCAATTTGGCTCATAAAGGTTCTATTCTCCGATGTGAACCGTCCTTTAGTCTCTACGAATAAGTCAGACTTAGGGAACCAGAAGTCAGGGGTGTAACTGCGTAGCTTAATGACCTTGTCATGACCACACACTACACACAGTCCCTTCTGTACTGCTTGTTCCCATATAATCTTATGCTTCTCATATTCGAATGTAACACCGTTCTTCTCTAGCCTTACGGCCTGATTGAACTCATACCTAGACTTGTAAGGGGCTATGTTTGCGTTTCTTCCTCTAGCAATAGCAATTTCCTCCACTGTTCTTTTCCGGGACTATCCCCGCGACGTAGGATGTATACTAACTGAGCATGTTCTATAAGAGCAGCATGTCCATCCTCGTAAGCATTGTTGTACATCTCTTTTATGCGGTTAACAAGACCGTGATGATCCCCGTCAAACCTCGCCAGTTCAGCTTCGGCAGTCTTCTTCCCAACTCCCGGCAAACCTTGGATGTTATCAGTGCGATCACCCATCATTAACTGCAATAAGAACCATTGGTCAGACGCCAGTAAGTCCATGTATATCATCTGTTTGGTTACGATATCGTAATGAGCACCCGGAATCATGTATAGATCCTTGTCAACACTAGCTATAACCGTATCCTCGGTCTGGTTCAGACCTAGCAGATCGTCAGCCTCTAAGCGGGGCGTGGCAATCGCATTCAACTTAGTATACATGTACTTCTTAGCTTCATCCTTATGATAAGGGGGTGGTGGCCTTCCAGCCTTATAGGGTTTGGTTACTGCTATGTCATCCCTAAAACACTTGCCCTCTGTAAGATACAATTCGTGTGAATTTGAATGTGTCTCACTGCGTATCTCTCTGATATAATTATCTATCAGGAACTTGACGCTCTTAAACGGCTCTACCTCCTCAACCTGATCCCAATCATCTTCATTGAAATCCTGTTCGGGGGCGATCTCATTAAACCATTGTTTGGCTTTCATCTTACCGTCGAAGAACTCGCCTGTGTCCTTGTGAGTCCAGTGGGTCTTTTGACAGACCCAACAAGACCGATAGAGAATTATATCTCCGTCAATTAGTGCCTTCACCTAGAACATTGACGCTTGTAGTTTCTGCATCTCATATATGGAGACTAGAACCTCTATGCCAACAACAGTCCAGACCACAAAACAAATACTTGCCGTTACTTTATGTATTTTCCACAACATATATATCATTCTCCTCTATGTATGCCTTCGACCCAACCGCAGTCTATGGCACGATTCATTAAAATGCCGAAGCACTTAGCAAACTCTAGGAAGGCTACCGTTTGATGGTCAGGAGCGTACTCCTCACCGGCAAGCGACGCCGCGTCCTTTACCTGTTGCTCCTCTGTGACGATCTGCTCACAGCCCGCATCCATTAACTTGAGTCGGAACTGTGTATCATCGTCAAAGGGAGCCATGACATTAAGAATATTAGTGGGGTCGGCCATTATCTGCCATGTCCAGTTCAGCTTCAATAGTCATAAGATCCTTAGTACTATTTATATCCCTATCCTCTAACAGAGACTCTAGGGCAATAGCACTAGACTGTGTTGATAGTATCGCACGTGGTAGTGAAGACGTCTCAGCCTCTACTACACCTGTCTCGGTATTGGTTACGATATAACAAGCTAATTCCTTATTATCAAGGACACTAGATCCCACTGAGATTTCGTACGGCCCGTATGTGATGGGCATTGTATAGTCTACCATTCTGAATTATCCTCCTGTTGTGGAGCTTGCTCTGGCTCCGCTTCTTGCTCTGGTTCATCGTCGTCTGTTACTTGTACTGGAGCGTTACCTGATACCAAGGCATCATGCATGTCCGGCACAGCTGCATAAATTGCATAGATCCGATCAGCCTCATTGCTGATAATCTCTTGCAGTGCCTCCATCTTCTTACCTTTGGTTTTGGCTGCGGGTAGTACGATAGCCTCACATGCCAATGCCGCATTAACTACCTGAATGGCAGTATTTGTGGCTGCTTGGTAACTGATGCGTTTCTGGTTCTCAATGTCTCTGAGTTCCTTAGCATCCCAATACGCTGTTCGCAGTTGGAAGTCAGACTTACCTCCGGCTGCGGCCTTTGCTGGTGCTCCAGCAGGTGGTGCCTCACCTTCTTTAAACTGCACTTGCTTAAGATCACAGTGAGTCCCGTACTGATCTGTCTTGGGGGTAAACTTGATCTTATAACCTGCTTCGAACTTGGGCTTGTCTCGGCCCGTCCGATACCATTGCGGATCTCCATCAATAACAAAACTCCAGTACGTGCCACTCGGCAGTACTTTACTGGTTACTTTGGCTACTACTCCGATCACTTCACTCATTCATCATTCTCCAAATATTTATTAATCCAATCATCACTATCATGCCAGTTCTTGGCGAACTCTACATCAATCGCTAAGGGTACATTAAAATCTATATTATAAACTTTCCTTAGATACTCTTTGACAAGTTTTATGCAAGAAAGTTCCCCAATTTCTTTAATTATTTTCTTTTCTTTGCCAAATACCTCCGTTATTATTGAATCATGTACCGTGTTAACGATAAAACTGCGTAGGGCAGCGAGCCTAAAAAGATGCCAAGTGTAAACCAGCCCAAGTGGAACAATGTCCGCAGTTGCGAGAGACTGTACATTATAGTTGCATATATTTGTCGTATTAGTGACATAACCTCTGCTCGTTATAGTTGTGCCCGGAAAATAAAACTTTAATCCATTCGGGCATGATACGGCTCCAGTATTAAGTGCTTCCATTTTCCAGACTTCTTGGATCGCAGTGATCCCCTCATGTTTGGCTTTAAACGCTTTGTAATACCGAACCTCGTCTCTCGTACCGCTCTCACCACCGTATAGCGGTTTAAACGTGTGCGCCTTAGCTGCTGTTCTAAAATCGCTCCAAGCAGTACCTGTGGCTTCTTGAAATGCTTTCCCGAAGATCTTATCGGCTGTGAAACTGTGGGAGTCCACCTTATGCTCAATATCGTAAATACCAGCTGCGTCTTGTCCGAACCACACAGCCACCCTGTATTCGAGTTGCGAGTAATCGATTTCACCAATTTCCCACCCTTCCTCACGAGAAGAGAATAAGGGCTTAAAGATTCTTGGGAAGTTCTGGAATTGAGCTTTATAATTTCTGCCCGTCGACGACAACCTCTGCGTAGCCGTAATGGTCTGATTAAGACTTGCCGTAATGATGTGTTCTTTTGTTTCATCACAGCAGGCCACGAACTTGTTAAGACATTTAGTAAGTGCTGCATTTACTTTTGAGTACTCCTGCTTAAGCGCCATGAAATGCTTCTGCTTTTTAGTGGTTGACTTAAGAGTACCAATGTAATCGAAGCTAGTGGTGGGTGTTTTGTTCCCATCCTTATCCGGTTTACCGTACCATTTGTCCTCCTTAGGCAGAGGAAACTTGAAGTCCTCGTAAAGCACCTTAATCATCTGCTTAGGCGAGCTAGGGTTAGCACCACCTATGAGCTTAGCTATTTCTTCCTCTAGCTCATTAAGTTTTGCGGTGTAATCAGCATGAATAGGACGCACTCGACTCTCGTCAATGTGCATACCTCTCCGTTCTATATCAGCCAATACCGGTGTAAGTAGGCACCTTGTGAACAGAGTCTTAAGCTGATCGCGTTTAATTAATTGCTTACGTTGGTCTAAAAATAGTAGCTCTCCCGAGTCTACGTCCTGTGCACTGTAGGGGACTAACCACCTACGAGGCCACTCGGACGGGCACATACTCAGTTGTAATAACGCCTTACCCAACGACTTCTTCTGTGGCATCTTCCTACGTATAAGACACTTCTCAAGAGATAGCATCTGAGGGTTACTTCTGTTGCTCAGTAATACATACTCCGCTAACTGAGTACAGAACCCTAAAGATTCATGTAGGTCTAAGCCACATCGTTCTAGCCACCCGTATTCAAACTTAGAGTTGTGTGCTACAAAGAAATCAGCTTTGCTTATAGCATCAAGCAACCTCTGTTGGTGGAACTCATTACCTATGTGAACCTGTGTAACAGGTGTGTAATCTGGGTGATCCTTGCCGTAACGCCAAGAGGAACAGACTACTTTGTTCTCTGGTACGTAAGGACTACCCTTCTCTATTACTGTGGTTTCAAAGTCGATAACAACATAGTTATCAGAATAAAACCTATCATAGCTACAATCCCTTAGCCAATCAGGTAAATCATTTACTAACCCACTGACGGATACGTTGTCTACCACAATTCCTCCTCTCTGCGTTCTTAACTTGCTCTTTTAGGTACGTTATGTCCTGTCTAAGTTTAGTGTTCTGCTGCCTTAGATCCTCGATTGTCTTAACGAGTTCCGCGCGGAGGCTACCACTCATTGTGGTATCACCGATATAATGCACCACCACTCATTGTACAGTTTCCAGTACACGTGGTTGTGCTCAGCTAGAATCACATAAAGATCAGGGAACCTTTGGACAGCAATATCCCCCATAAGTTCAATAAATTGTGGAAATAAATTCACATGTATACAATCAGTCATTTGACACCTCACTTTGCCGCTTCCTGTTATACTCTATGTCAACATAGAGTTGCCACGTGGTCGTAGGCCAGCGCGTTATTTGATCTCCATACTTAAGCACAACTGCATCTTTGGCGGCCAAAATCAACTCTTCTTCAGTCATTTCAGTTCCTTTCTTCACTTAACTTCTCCTTTTAGGTGGGGGTGAATTAAATATAGGATCCCAATCATCGCTTGTCAACGAACCGTATTGCTGCTCGAACCAATCTTCCGAGTTGCTTTTTGGTTGCGAAGGAGCTGGTTTCTTGCCAAGCAGCTTCGACGATGTCCTCGACCGTCGTGGGGCCTTCACGTTTGATACACCTTTTGATTTGATTACCAAAGAATCTCTCCCACCACATCAGAAATAGTTAGGATGCACTGGACAGTACAACCTTCCATTAGGATCAGTACTGCTATCGCAAGTACACTTACCCTTGTTATCTATAGCCCACGCCGCTACACGTAACTCAGCCTTCTCCATATCAACCTTTACTACATGCTCATACGGGTTAAAACCATACGGTCTAGGTATTGATTTACTCATTCCACCACCTCCAGTGATTCTAGGTAACTTGAAAGTGCCACCATAGCATCAGTGCGTGCATCCTTTGCCTCTTTCAATGTGTCCTCCGCGCTGTGTAGAGCACTGCGGAGTATGGCTAGTTTTACGTCTTCATCTAATTCACTCATTCCATCACCTCGTAAAAGTTATACCAGTTATCCTCAACCTTAGCTCTACCCCCGCCAGTGTCGTGCAACCACTTGATATAAATCATATCTGCTGCTGCCCCTTTTCTGCCTATGGTCGGCTCTTCTATGTATTTATATAACTCGTCATAGTCAGGTTTCTCGACCCAACACATGACAAAGTACTCACCGTACTGGTAGTACTCATTACACTCTTCCGTTAACACCCACATTATTCGACCCTCATTGTTTTAGCGTTAAACTTACATAGTACAGGTGTTTTCTGCCCACTCACTTTGTTCTTCGGAAAAGAGAACGTGCGTATTCCCTGAAACTCTTGCTCTTGAGTAGCACCCACTCCCAACATAAGATCAGCAGTACCCGGAATACCAACATTGCTATTGTCAATGTCGCCGCGAGAGAGTACAGCTTTCCCATCTGCCGAGTCTCCAGCCTGTGTAATCGAGATGCCCACGCAATTGTGCCGCTTAATAATCCTGCGAATTCCTTGCGCAGCTTTCTCAAGTGATCGTACATAGTTATTTTCTCCTGTATCAAGGTTTCTTAACTGGTCTATGAATACAACATCAGGCTTATGCTCCGCCACAAGGGTTTCAATCTCATGTAGAGACCCCGGCGCTAGCTCAGCCCATATCATTCTCTCCCAGCCCTTCTTCTCTGCTAGTTGTTGTGCTTTATCCCAATGCCTGCGCACTGCCCACTTATCGCGACCGGTAAGAGACACTAAAAAACGCTCAAGTAAATCTGACAATGGATCTTCATTACAGACGTATAACACCTTGTACCCATTCTCGATAAAGTTCCGAGCTAAGTCCAAAGAGAGTAGTGTCTTGCCCATGTCTGTAACAGCAAATAGGACACAGTGATGTCCCCTTAAAAATCCACCCTCCAACGCATCATTAAACGCCTTGGGAGTAACACCTAACCTATTGCCAGCCTGCCGCGCTTCAAATATCTCCTTAAGATTAGGAGCACACACAACAGAGCTTTCGCTAGATGCGGATTCAAGTTCACCTTCGTTTAACATCTGACGCTCAGCTGTCAAGGAGGACACTTTATCTTCCTTACCAGTGGTTAACGCCTGTGTCAGTTCGAAGCTATTTCGTTCCAACTTCTGCTCAATGATAGCATCAAGCAAATTGGGTACAGAGACCTCAGAAAGCCCGTCTATTAACTGACGGAACATAGATTCGTGCTTGGGGACTTCGCGAGAGACGCTTTCTTTTAATAGTTCTCGGTCAACCGAAGTTGCTTGGGAGTCCTTGTTGTAGAATTTAGCTATTGCTTTCCATACAATCTGCCCTTGGTCGGACAGATCACTAACTATTTGATAGCGTTCTAGCTGCTCAAATGCTTGCCGGTCTTGTACACCTGCGGATATTAATTTCTGTTCGATAGTTTTGTCACCTTTTGCTTCAGTTTGTTAATAGTAATTG